TGCCGCTGTAGCTGACGTAGAAGCATCAGATGCAGACGTTGCTGCATTGGTTGCTTGAGTGGTAGCTGTAGTGGCTGACGTAGACGCACTGCTAGCGGATGTAGCTGCATTGGATGCGCTAGTGGATGCTGCGGATGCACTGGCGGCTGCATTAGTCTCAGCAGTCTCAGCATTGGTCTCAGCTAACTCTGCCGCTGTCTGAGCAGTGGTCGCTGCGGCTTGTGCAGTCTCAGCGTTAGTCTCAGCAGTCTCTGCTGCTGTCTGTGCAGTGGACGCTGCGGTAGCTGATGCGGATGCAGCGGATGCACTAGCACTAGCTTCGTTTGCTTTGGTAGTGGCAGTCTGAGCGTAAGTGGCGATCTGTGAAGCATAAGCATCAGTGCTTGCGTCACCAGCTCCACCATCACCTCTGTATAACGGCATAGACCACTCCTACGAAAACAAACAAGAAAGAGGAACGCCCCCGAAGGGGCGCGGTGAAGATTAGCCGTTTACAGCTAACAAGAAACCAGTCTCAGGACGTAGCACTTGAGTGCCGTAGAGACGGTCAGCAGTGTACAGCGTAGCAAGGAAATCCTGCTTGTACTGTGTCTGCGAACGTACGCCGATCTGCTCAGCCATTACCATCGTATCACGGTGACCCATGATCGCACCACGGATAGCGTCACCAGCAGTGTTTTCTGCGGCAGTTTCCAGGGTGGGGCAGTTGCTGGTTACGTATACGTCAATGCCGTACAAGTTACCGATCTTACCGTTAACAACACCACGACCATCTACGAAGTCAGAAGACACGTAGCGATCAATACCCATGATGGCGTTACGCAGTGAAGGAGGAATAACGAAGAAGCGTCCGTCCATCGGAGCATCAGCATCATCCATCTTCTGAATCAAAGCGCGGAAGCCAGCGTCGGTGAAGACGTCAGAGGTGGTTACAGTGTCAACAGCATAAGAAGTTAGGCCAGTTGAAGCGTCGATGAAGTATGCGTTGCTAGTAGCAAATGCAGAACCATCGCCGTCACCGAATGACTTAGACAACGTAAACAGATCGTCATCAACTTGCTTAGCAAGAGCATAACCAGCATCAGCAGTGTAGAACTGACGTAGAGACGCAAGAGCCTGTGCTTCGGTGATGTCTTCGATCAGACGTGAGTATTCGAAGTGCTTGTTGATTGTTACGGTAACTTCAGACTCAACAGCGTTCTGAACAGTTACTGCTTGGTTTTCCACCTTCGCATTCGCTGAACCACGAGTGGGCTTAGGAATGTGGATGGTGTCACCTTTCTTGCCTTGCATTGACATCTTCTTAACGAGGTTGGCAAGTACAAGATTCTTTTCATACGCAGCAATAACCTCATCACTCCAAATCTCTGGAATAAACGTTGCTGCTGAAGTGTTATCTACAAAACCACCAGTGGCGGGATAAGTTGAAGTAGCCATTAGATTCTCCTAAATGTTAGCTATCTCACCCGACCTTCTGCGTACGCTTGCATAATTTCATTTGATAGCGCCTGGTAGCGGTCGGGATCGGTTTTCATAAGTTTAATAATGTCAGATCGACGATATATCTTCTTAGACTGTTCCCCACTGCCGCGAGCGTTACCCGTTGAGGCGCTCTTAACAGCTTGCTTACGTTCTTGCTTCTCTACCGCAGCGGTCTGTTGTACTGTCGTTTGACGCTCTTTCCAAAGCGTAAACAGCTCATCAGCTGCGTCGTAATCAAAGTTCTTATCGGCTTGTTGAAACAGCTGCGTCCTAACCTTAGAACCCCCAATCCACTCTTGAAAGCGGTTGTCTGCCAGTATCTTTGACATATCAGGGTGCTTTGACTGTAGCTTTGTCAGTGCCGTCGTTTGACGATACTCACGCGCTATCTGCTCAGCTTCTCTAATCTTAGGATGGCGCTCAATCATCTTCGCCATAGAACCTTCAGGATCAGCGTAGAAGTCTAACTCGTCCTCTGGTTCTGGTGCTGGTTGTTGTGTGAGTTGTGTCTGCTGTTGAATGAACGTGTCTACAACTTTCCTTAGCTCACCGACTTCGCTGCTCTGCTTACCTAAGAGCTTCTCCGCCTCTTGGTGCATCCGTACAATTTCTTCTACGGACTTGCCTTGGTATTTATCTGGAAGTGGAGGTTGTTCCTGTTGCGGAGTCTCCTGTACTACTTCGTCTTCCTGCTGAGTTGTATCTACGTTATCCTCTTCAGGACGCTCATCTATTAGCTGTGCTGCCATTATTAAACCCCGTGCAAACGCATTATGGAGATTGGTTGTTTGTAGAAGGTCTCTAAGAGGTTGCCTTCCGTTCTTGCTGTATCTTCTGCTCTCTGTCTCTAGCCCACTTCATCGTTGCTCCAGGGAAGTCACCGCTGATGTGATCTAATACAGACTTAACAGGAGATATCACCCTAGTGGATTCAGCGCCACAAGCGCACCTAATACTGGTGACGCTATCCTCTACTAAGTGTTCTTTGTAATGCCCTTCCGAGCATCTAAAGTCAAACAGCTTCCGCATCTTCTTGTTCTTCTGCTTCGGCTTGCGCTGCTGCTACTTGAGCTTCAACGTTTAAGATGTTAGCCATAACTGCAAGTTGTCCTTTACGGAAGTAGAGGTCTTGCTCGTCTTTCACCATCTCTACAGAGTTGATGTTAACTACACCTTGCCGAATGTCGTCTAAGAAGATTTTCCAACCCTCTGTACGGAACATATCGTTTAAGTGGCGGAAGTAAGTTTCGGTTTCGTTATTCACTGTTTCTCCTTATGGGACAGTTGTAAGTTGAGTTTACAGCGTATATTATATCACACTATAGAGCAAATGTCAAGCATTATATAGTGGTATTATTTACGCTTCTTCTTTTTATACCCGCTGGCATAAGCTGCCTTAGCTTGCTCTTCAGCTTGTTTACGTGTGGGGTAAACTTTACCAGAGCTTCCCCACTTATAACCGCCAGTCACTTTACGTATAGGCATTACTTCTTAGCCTTCTTCATGCACTTGCCAGCTGTCTTACAACGTGCTGGTGTTGGACAACCTTTACACGGACGAAACTTTGTTGATGCTGCACTGTATTTCTTCATCTACTCACCATTTCACCTTATCAGCCCAGTAAGCCGCACTCATCTTACCTTTAGAGATGTTTGAAGCGTGTCTTGCCTTAAACGACTTACGCCTGGCTTTCTCAGAAGCTGTCTGTGGATTCTTACCTGCGCCACTTACACCTTGCTGTCCAAACCTAATCGTCTTCACTTGGTCGCCTTCCTTGGCAACCACTACGTGTGATTTAGTTGGATGGCTTGGGGTTCGCTTTGGTTTGTTGTATCCGCTTACTCCCGCTCTCTCCAGCCTTGAGTCTTTCTTCTTGCTCATTGACCCTGCCCTCCAAATCCGCCAACCGCTGAAAGAGCTTGGCGTAGCTGTTGTTGATCTCCTCCACCAGCTTGTTGAGTTGCTGCTGTGTTACCACCTTGTCTACCTCCTTGTTGTGCACTTGCGTTTTGAGCTTTAATGTCTAAGTCACGTTCTTTAAGCAATGTGTCGGCAATCTTCAAGCGACGTTCAAACTCTTTGTCGTCTTGATCGCCAGCACGTATGTTAGTTGTGATTGCTTTGATGCGGTCAATCTCCAGCTCTTGTGGGATTGTTTGCGCCTCAACAGCAATCTTCTGAGCGCGTGCTTGAGACTCTGCTGCTTGTCCTTGCAGGGCAGCGGTTTGTGCTTGCTGGAAGGCCATCTGCGCTTGTGCCGCCATCTGCTGCATCTGCTGAGCTTCTGGATTAGGCTGCGCGGCTTGCTGTAGTGTAGCAATAAGCTCTTCGCGGTTGCTGAGGTTCATGTTGTCAATGATAGACTGTACTAACACGGGGTATAGTGGGCTATCTTGTTGCATGGTTTGTAGTAGTTGTACTAACTGAGTTACTTCGTACTCGCGTGCAATAATACCTAGAGAGCTAGTTGCGTCAAACTTGTAGTCTGCAACGGGGTAGTTCTCAGGATCAAACTGCATATAGCGGTAAGCGGCCTTCTGAACAAACGGTATTAAGAAGGATTCTTGGAAGTTGATGAGTGTTCGCTTGTGTCTTTTGATGATAGCACCCAAGCCCATAGAGATGCCAGAAGCTGTAGCTTCGCCATTGATTGCTCCTCCTAGACCAGCAGAGTCAATAGCGCCTGTTGCTTGCTGTACCATCGCTTGTAGCGCCTGTGCTTGTGCAAACGTAATCTGCCCCACTTGGCCAAAGTTAAATGGATGTAACACCTCTCTAGGATCGCCGTTTGTCAGTAGTAGCTTACCTGGGCGTACTTCCGGTTTCGTCCCTCTCGGGATGCGTGTAGCGTCCATTGCCATCATTGGGTGGACAGTTAGGCCGAGCGCGTCAATACGTGCACGGAGTTCTGCGTCGAGGGCTTTCTGACTGTTATAACCCTTCTCACAGACGCCACGTCCCCAAAATCGTGAAGGCACGACATCCCAGGGAAACGCAACAATAGGTCGATCTTGCATCATGTAGGGGTTGCGGTCTGCCTTCAGCAAGACACCACCATTAGCAATAACTACAACCGCTTCTACGTAATAACCTTCTACTTCTTCTGACTCAACCAGCTCTTCGTTGTCTTCTACACTGTCTAGCAGATGCTTGGGTACGAGGCCATAGTATTTCGTCAGTCGTATTTTGTCTTGCTCAAACACCGCTAACTCTTGGTCAGGTTCTAAGTCGAAGTCAGAGGGTGCTGTTTGTAGTGGTACGTCGAAGTAAACACCACTCTCTTGTAACTGCTCTACGCGATGCTTAGACACAAACTCGTCAACAGCAACACCGAGTGCTTCGTCGATGCTGGTAGCGATAGGGTCGATGAGGAAGTTCTGTGGCATGATGGGACGCATTTTAACAACGACGCGATCACGGATGTTTACACCTACAGCGGTGAGATCACCATCCATCAAAGGCTGCGTAGCCGGAGCCATCTCCTTCTCTTCTTCTAAAACAACTTCAGCAATACCCGTACCAAAGACAGCGGCGTTAATTAGACACTCTGCAACCGCTTTACGAATCTTAGTCTTCTGGAAGTCTGTATGAAGCTGTTGTCTTAGGAATACAACGTCAGCGGGGTTTGGATCACCTTTGTCGTCTTTGATGTCAAACCACTTACCACGACCAAATGTAGCTTCTTCTAGCTCTGCTACAGAAGACTCAACCGCTTGCTGGAGTGCGGGAGAGATGATACGTGAGCGTTCGCTGTCACGCGTCTTGTCTTCTGACGCCCAGATACCACGCCAGAGTCTGTAATACTCTTCAAACTTCTGGCTGTAGTTATTCTCGTAGTGGTCGCGCCATTCATCACACTTATACATCACCCAGTCTTCTAGGCTTTGCTCGATGATGATGGGTTCTTCGCCTTCGTTATAATCTCTCATAGTTAATATCCTGATACGGAGTCTAATACGTCGAATTCGTCATACTCAACAAACGAACCGGAGTATGCTACTTTGGCTAGCTGATCTATGTAGGCTAGCGCGTCAATTAAGTCGTCGTGGGTTAGTGGGTCAGGGAACTGGAACAACTCATCTAAGAAGCAACTGTTCCACTCACCTTTGCGTAAACGAATAAGCCCATGCTCAAACCTACCTTGCAACGCCCACATCACACGGTCTGTCTTCTTCTGGTTGCCGTGTGTTAACTCTTCCACTCTGAAGAAGAAGCTGTAGCGTTTCATCATATCTGTTAGCGGGGACATAACGGCTTGCTTAGCAATACCACGCTCTATACCAACGCTGACGGGTTTGTAATCACGTACGGCTTGGAATATCTTCTGCGCTGTCTCTTCAAGCGTCCAGCGTCCGTAGATGATATTCTCTACAACCCAACCCTCTTCATCTACACGTACAATCGCTATAGCTGTGTTGTCTAGTCGTGTATTCTTAGAGCGTTTCTTAGAGACATCTTGAAAGCCTGCCAAGTCAACTGCGATGTAATAATCACCGTTGCTAACGTACGCATCATCCACGAATATAACCCACTCTTCTTTAAACATCTCCGAGCCTTTTGCTTCAAACGAAGCCATAAACTCTTGACGAAACGCGTAAGAGGACATCGACTTCTTTGCGACGTTAATTTCCTCTGCGTCAAGAAGCGGGTTTTGGTAAGACGTAAAGTGCCAAGCCCTGTAAGTGTCATCGTCTCCTAACTCTGCATATTGATATAAATCGTAGAAATGGTTGCGCCCTTGTGGTGTACCTA